AAAGTCATTATTCTAAAGGTTTAATGATTTTATTATTTGGTTTGTTTGTTGTATTGCTAATGTTTTACACTTTCAGACTATAACAACATTTAAGCCATCTATATGGTGGCAACATAAATACAAAAAGGATAAATAAAATGATAGACACTAATAAAAAAGCACAAATTATCATAGGTGGCACGTTGACAAAAACTACTAAAATGCCTTGCGGTTCTTATTCATTGCCAGCCAAAGAATGCAAACAAGGATCTAAACTAAGAAAAATAGCGGGCTCTGTTTGCTCTGATTGTTATGCTTGCAAAGGTAACTATAAACGTTATGCTAAAACTATCGACAAGGCACAATATAGGCGCTTAGCATCGCTTAACCATCCTTACTGGGCTTTAGCTATGACACGTCTAATCGAAAAAGATAAATCAGGCTTATTCAGGTGGCACGATTCAGGGGACCTGCAAAATATGGATCACTTAAAGAATATTATTAAGGTGGCAAAACTAACACCGCATATTAAACATTGGTTGCCGACTAAAGAATCGGCCTTGATCAAACAATTAAAGGATAAAGATATTCCCGTTAACTTAACTATTAGGCTTTCAGGCACAATGATTGACGGTAAAGCGCCAAACTATGCCAACACGTCAACCGTCACCACCGATCCAAAACTAGCCACTTGTAAATCATATGAAAATAAAGGCCAATGCGGTGACTGCCGAAAATGTTGGGATCGATCAATTAAAAACATTACATACTTAAAACACTAAAACAATTTAATTCTTAAGCCCGTCTCTTATGGCGGGTATTTTTTTGTCTATCACTTTTGGCCATATTTACCACTATTAGACCTTTCATTAGGCTTTCATATTTTCGATTTAAGCGTACTTTATTGTTTAGCCATATCATTACAAGGCTAAAAACTTTTGATCCTTTAAATCTCTAATTTAATTTTTTATGATTTTTTTGGATTTTATTCATTTTAAGATTCTGAATAATAGCTAGTAGGTTGTAATTGATTGTGTCTATAGAATTGAAATAACACTAGTAGGTTGTAATTGAAATTATTTTCAAAATTAGGGTTGACAAACTAAAATCTTATGGTATATTGTGTTCATACCTTAGCAATAACGCTAGGTAAACCGAGGAAAACAAAATGACAACAAGATATGACGTAGATAAAGATGAACTAGCAGAGATAAGTGATTGCTGTGGTGCTGAGATTATCAGAGATGATTTATGCAGTGAGTGTAAAGAACACTGTGAGCCTCACGAGTGGGATGATGATGACCTAACACCCGAGGAAATGAACGCAGAGCTTAGGCAACTAGGATTTTAATGAAAGGAGAAATAAAGATGACAACTAAAACAGTAAAAGAATTAAGGCAAGAACTCGCAGACTATAAACGTAGAGTGCGAGAAGATGAGAACGACATTGCTATGATGGTTAGTATTGTGGCACACCTAAGAGAAGAACTAGAAGATTTAAAAAGGAGAATAAAATGATGGACTTTACAGATGATGCTGAAAAGATGGCGGACTACTACACTTTAACTAAAGAGCAGTTTTTAAGGAGTTATAGTTATTTGACTGAGGAGGAATACACCCTAACATATAATAAAATTAATGGTAATATGGAGAAATAAAGATGACATATAACGTATATAGCTCTATGCTAGGTGGATACCTTGCAATGGGATTTGAAACAAAAGAAGAGGCTCAATCATACATCGAGAATTATCATTGTAAGCTTGAGAAGACTGGAATGAGTGTAATAACAAAGGAGAAATAATAATGGATAATTATATAGACCAAATAAATATACCTATCTCAGAGAATGACCTTGAGAAGTTTAAAGCCTTGGTGTATAGTAATGAGGAATTTAGTTGGACATTTAAAACTGAGGATAGTGAGGAGCTAATAGAGATTAATTTTGTACAAGAAACAGAGGAGTAAATAATAATGACAACACTACTTGACATAACCTTATGGGTAGGTATAATAGAACTCGTAGTACACGTAATTAATTAACTAAGGAGAACAAAATGAGCAAAGAAAAACTATTTAGCTATGATGACGAACCATTTGAACCGCTTAATGACGAGTCTAAGAACCCTACATTGATTGGAGCACTAAGGGAGCGTAGAGATTATCTACAATTTGAAATGACAGCAGTAAAGAATGAACTAAGACAAGTACATAAAGACTATATTAATGCAATTAAAGTAGCACTAAAGGATAAATAAAATGAGATGTAAAATTTGTGATCAGTTATTAAATGACTATGAAGCGACTAAGAAAGACACTGAGACTAAAGAGTACTTAGATACTTGTTCTTATTGTCAAACTACGACAAAGACTTATATATTAGATGATATTGAAGACGAAGAAGATATTTTCTTAAAAACACTAGACAAAAGACAAAAAGTGTGATATAATATAACTCTAAGTTAAACTAAAGACTTAAGTTTTCCTTAAAGTGTACATTATAATGATTATACTTTAGGGTCTTTAAACTTAAGTACTAAGGTGAACTTAAGACAGAAGAGGCACTTAAGAAGTAGTGTCTCATTAAAGTAAAATAAAAGGAGAAATAATATGGCAGTAACAAAAGGCGTAGCAAAGTATGTATATCTAGATAGCACAGAGAAGTATAACGGTGATGACACTGGTAAGTACACTCTAACAGTCCAGATCTCTGCAGAAGAGGCAGATAAACTGAATGAATTAGGTGTCAAAACCAAGAACTTAAAGCATAAAGAAACAGATGAGCTTATTATTGATGAAAAAACTGGTAAGCCTGCTTTCTTTAGAAAATTCTCTACTAGATATAAGTTAGACAATGATATGATTAAGACTGTGAGTGGTGATGTCGTCGGTACTGACTTCGGTGCAGAATCAGATGTGTCTGTATTGTGGAAAGTAGGTAAAGAGCACCCAGTACACGGTGTAGCTACATATCTGACAGCTATCAAGGTAGCAGATGATCACACACCAGGTTTCAAAGGCGCAGATGCTGAATTGTCTGAGTTTATGAACGCTTAACTGATGTCTAATAGCGAGTTTATCAAACACATCCCGTGCCCTGCGTGCGGGAGTAAAGATAATCTAGCGGTGTATTCTGATGGTCACGGTCATTGTTTTGGTTGTGGTCATTGGTCTCCACCTACGGATGGAGGTAACATAGATGACTATTATGAGGAAAACAACAATATGAATAATCAACCAATCCACATTAAAGGCTTCAAAGGAGACATTCCCGAACGGAAGATTTCCCTTAAGATAGCCTCTAAGTATGGAGTAAGAATTTCACACGGTGCTGATGGCAAGATAGATAAACACTACTATCCTTACTACGACAGTAAAACTGGTGATTTACTAGGTTACAAAGAGAGAGAATTAGCTACTAAAGCCTTCACTATTAGTGGTACTAATAAAGGTGCAGGTCTATTCGGACAACAAGTTTTCAAAGAAGGTGGTAAGTACTTAACTATCACTGAGGGCGAAGTAGATGCCCTATCTGTAAGCGAAATGTTTGGAGGCAGGTGGGCAGTAACGTCACTCAAGAATGGCGCAAGTGGAGCGTTGAGAGACATTAAAGATAACTTAGACTACATTGAGTCTTTCGATAACGTAGTGCTCTGTTTTGATCAAGACGATGCAGGACAAGAGGCAATCAAAGCTGTCAGAGATATAATCTCACCTAACAAGCTACGTATCTGTACGATCCCTCTCAAGGATGCTAGTGATATGCTAATGATGGGTAAAGTTAAGGACTTCACTGAAGCTTGGTGGAATGCTAAAGGCTACACACCTGCAGGTATCGTTAGAGGTGAGGATACTTGGGAACACCTACAGAAAGATGAGAATCTAGTCACTGTCTTATACCCTTGGAAGTCACTAAATGAAGTAACGTACGGGTTCAGACAGAAAGAATTAGTGACTCTTACTTCAGGTAGTGGTATGGGTAAATCCTCAGTAGTTAAAGAACTAGAGGCACATATCTTAAATGAGACAGATGATAATTTAGCTATCATTCACTTAGAGGAGTCAGTAGATAGGAGTGTTAAAGGTTTGATGTCTATCGAAGCTAACCTGCCTATCCATATCCCTAAGTATGAAGCTCTACTGTCTGAAGAAGAGAAGAAAGCACTCTGGCAGAAGTCAGTAGCAGATAAGAATGTATTCTTCTATGACCACTTCGGTAGTATGTCTGAGGATAGCCTACTGAGTGTAATCAGAACATACGCTAAGAGCTTTGACTGTAAGTGGATTGTATTAGACCACCTATCTATCGTAGTATCTAGTCAAGAGGGCATTCAAGATGAGCGTAAGGCTATCGATGCTATTATGACTAAGCTAAGAAAGATAGTGCAGGAGACTGGCGTAGGCTTATTCCTTGTGTCTCACTTAAAGAGACCTATGGGTAAGGCTCACGAAGAAGGTGGGCAGGTGAGTCTCTCAGAGCTTAGAGGTAGTGCTGCTATTGCACAACTATCTGATATTGTGATTGGCTTAGAGAGAAATCAACAAGCTGATGATGAGACAGCACGTAACACTACTACATTGAGAGTAATTAAGAATAGATTCTGTGGTCTCACTGGTAAAGCAGGTGAGTTAATCTATGATAAAGATACAGGTAGACTGAAGGAGGGCACAAGTGGACAATCATTCTTCTAGGGCATACTTCGACATCGAGACAGACGGATTAGATGCTACTAAAGTACACTGTATCTGTGCTCTATTAGATAATGATGAGACTATGTATAATTTTACAGGAGATAAATGTTATGAAGAATTTAAGCAGTTCCTCGACTCAGAAGATATACGACAGCTTGTTGCACATAACGGCATTAGCTTTGACCTTCCTACTCTGCGTAGGCTTAGTGGGGATAGTTGGTCTTACGATATACGAGACACTTTGGTCTTATCAAGACTGGCTAATCCTTCCTTGGAAGGTGGTCACTCCTTAAGAGCCTGGGGTGAACGCTTAGGTAATAGCAAAGGTGACTACGGTGATGATGCAGAAGAAGGTGTAGATATCTGGGCTGAGTTCAACTGGGAAATGTTAGAGTATTGTCAACAAGATGTGAGACTATTGAAGGATGTATACCGTAGACTTGAGGTACAACTAGAAGACTTCTCTGAAGATAGTATAGAGTTAGAACACAAGGTAGCTGAGATTATTCATCAGCAAGAAGAGAATGGAATTTTATTAAATGAGAGGAAAGCATATGAACTTTTGGCAGAACTTAGAGAGAGAGTTATTGAAATTGTGGAAGAAGTTAGAAGAGTTTTTACTCCACTTCCTACGTGGACACCGTTAAACATACTTAAGAATCCTAAGCGTAAGGATGGTACTAACAGTGTGGCCTATCAGAAACAGCTAGACCGAGGTGCTCACACGAATGACCAAGGTGAGTGGGGCTACATTGATTACCCTGACTTTAACCTAGGTAGTAGACAACAAGTAGCTAAGTATCTACAGCACTTCGGGTGGAAGCCTAAAGAGTTCACTGAGAAAGGATCAGTTATTGTGAACGAAAAGGTACTAGAGAATGTCGATATTCCTGAAGCTAAGTTGATCCTTGAGTACTTTACTTTGACCAAGCGAGTAGCTATGGTTGATAGCTGGGTTGAAGCTATTGCTGATGACGGAAGGATTCACGGTAGAGTCAATAGTTGTGGTGCAGTTACAGGTAGAATGACACATAGTAAACCTAACCTAGCACAAGTACCTGCGGTCTACTCACCTTATGGTAAGGAATGTAGAGAACTATGGACTGTACCTAAAGGGTATAAGTTAGTAGGATGTGATGCTAGTGGGCTTGAGTTAAGAATGTTAGCACACTATATGGATGATAAAGACTATACACAGGAGATATTAGATGGAGATATCCACACAGCAAATCAGAAAGCGGCAGGACTTGATACGAGAGATTCAGCGAAAACTTTTATCTACGCATTCTTATATGGAGCGGGAGATGCGAAAATCGGTTCAATCGTCGGTGGAAATGGAGCGACAGGAAAGAAACTTAAAGCAGAGTTCCTTGCTAACACGCCTGCACTTAGAGAACTTCGAGAAAGAATTGACAAGTCTAGTAGCAAAGGATGGCTAAGAGGTCTCGATGGCAGAAGATTACATATTAGGTCAGCACATTCTGCACTAAATGTATTACTACAGTCAGCAGGTGCAATTGTTATGAAACAGGCCTTGCTTTTACTTGAGAAGTATGCTATAATATATAGTATAAACTACAAATTTGTTCTTAACGTACACGATGAGTTCCAAGTAGAAGTCAAAGAGTCTCAAGCAGACCAATTTGGAAGACTTGCAGTTGATTGTATCAAGAGAGCAGGTAGTGATTTTAATTTAAATTGTCCATTAGATGGTGAATATAAAGTGGGCAGTAACTGGGCGGAGACACACTAATGAAAACAACAGAAACACTAGTAGAAGACATCTATAAGTTAATGGATACCAAAATGGTAGCTGAAGGTGTAGATGTAGAGAAAGTTATTCAAGATTTTGGTGAGAATATGAAGTCAATCCTAGTCAATAATATTACAGCACACGAGTTCGATAAACGTAAGTTACGTATGTCTAACATCGGTAAGCAAGATAGACAACTATGGTATGGGTATAATGGATATAAAGGTGAGGAAATTCAGCCTTACGTATACATTAAGTTCCTATACGGTCATCTTGTGGAAGAGATGGTGTTAGCGCTAGTTAAACTATCAGGTCACGAGGTAACAGCTGAACAGAAACAAGTTGAAGTAGAGGGTATCAAAGGAAGTATGGACTGTAAGATTGATGGTGTACTGACTGATGTTAAGTCAGCATCTACTTATGGTTTTCGTAAGTTTAAGGATGGTAGCTTAGTCGATAATGACCCATTCGGTTATGTCGATCAGATCAAAGGGTATGCTCACGCTGAGAACACTACTGATGTAGGTTGGTTAGCTATGGATAAGACCACAGGACATCTAACATTCTTGAAGTACGATATGGCTGATGAGTCACAGTGGTATTGGACTAAGTTGAATTATACTCCTATCACTGAGAGAATTAAGACTATCAAGAAGATTGTAGCTAAGAGTGAGCCACCTAAGCGCTGCTATGAGCCTCTAGCTGATGGCAAGAGTGGTAATATGAAGTTAGGTATCGGATGTTCTTATTGTTCTTATAAGCACGATTGTTATCCTAATCTAAGAACTTTCTTATATTCTAATGGACCTAAATATTTAGTAGATGTCAAGAGAGTCCCCAGTGTACTAGAAGTAGATAAAGATGGTAATAAGGTCAACACTGAGGCAGATGAGTTTTTCAATAACGAGAAGGTAAGTTAAATACATACATTATGACAAATAAATATAGAAGTAAACTAGAGAAGGAATGTCACGAGCTCTTAGGTAACGAATGGGAATATGAACCTAAGAGAATTGCTTACATTGTCAGACGTAATTACACCCCTGATTTCGTTAATGGTAAATGTTACATCGAAGTGAAAGGTTTCTTTAGAACTGGGGATACACAGAAGTATAGAGCCATCGCTGAACAGTTGAAAGCTGAAGGCAAAGAGTTGATATTCTTAATGCCACAACCTGACAAGAAGACTAGAAAAGGTGGTAAAATTACATATAGAGATTGGTGTGCTAAGTATGACATACCTATTTTCTCAACTAAAGAAGTAAAGGAGCTAAAAGAATGGACAAGAAACAAATAGCAGATGCCATAGACCCTAACCACTACAAACAAGGGAACATTGAGGTGATAGACTTTATCTTAGACCAGAAGTTTAACTACCTAGAAGGTAACATCATTAAGTATGTGTCTAGATATAAGGCCAAGAATGGCTTAGAGGATTTAAATAAAGCGCAGTGGTATCTTAAGGAGCTTATAAATGTTAACTCTTGAAGAACTTAAGGATAGGATTGAAGCAGAAGGGTACGACGAATGCCTGATCTGTGAGACCTTAGAGGTTAGCACTAGAGAATTACTAGATGCTTTTGAAGATAAATTAATAACTAAACGTAAGGAGTTTGACGATGACGATGACACTTGAATATTTTGTCTTATATAACATTGTTATGTGGACTGTAGGATGGTACCTGTTGAAGAGACACGGAGAGAAAGAATACGGAG